ACTGCACAAAGCATAACTTTCATACCACGTGAAATGAATGCTACAACTATTGTTTTAAGAAATGAAACTACAGGAACAGAAACTAATATATCTGCTGATTTTTATTTATCAGACTATTATATAACTGCTACAACTGTTTTTAGTTTAAAAGAAAATACATTTTATAATTTAACTATTAAAAATGGTAACAATATAGTTTATAAAGATAAAATCTTTTGCACAAATCAAGCAAACGATACTTATACAGTAAACAAAAATCAATACGTGGCAAACGTAACAAACAACGAATTTAAAATTTATGAGTAATATATCAATAGTAAATTTAAGTGCTTATACAAGCCCTGTAATACAAGAAAATAAAAAGAATAATTACATTGAATACGGAAGTGATAATAATTACTTTCAATATTTAATTGATAGGTATTTATATAGTGCTACAAATAGTGCAATTATTACAGGAGTTGCTAATATGATTTATGGTAAAGGTTTGGATGCTTTAGATTCTAACAAAAAGCCAAATGAATACGCACAAATGAAATCTATTATTAAAGATTCAGATTTGCGTAAAATAGCTTTAGAACGTAAATTATTAGGAATGGCTGCTATGCAAGTTGTAGTAGAAAAGAAAACAGTTAAACAAGTGCTTCATTTTCCTATGCAAACTTTACGTGCTGAAAAATGTAATGATAAAGGACAAATAGAAGCTTGGTATTACCACCCTGATTGGACTAAAAAGAAACCAAGTGAAGATATTAAAAGAATTCCTGCTTTTGGTTTTGGTAATGGTAATGAAGTAGAAATTTATGTTATACAACCTTATGTATCAGGATTTGACTATTATAGTCCAATAGATTATTCAGGTTCTTTACCTTATGCTTTGCTTGAGGAAAACATAGCAGATTATCAAATTAACGATGTACAAAACGGATTTAGTGGAACGAAAGTAATCAACTTCAATAATGGTATTCCTTCAGAAGAAATGCGTGATAAAATGAAGCGTGATGTAATGAATAAATTAACAGGTGCAAGAGGCGAAAAAGTTATTATAGCTTTTAATGCTAATGCTGAATCTAAAACTACTGTAGAAGATTTACCTTTAAATGATGCACCTGCACATTACGAATATTTGTCTAAAGAATGTTTTGATAAGTTAATAGTAGGACATAGAGTTACTTCACCAATGTTATTAGGAATACGTTCTGGTGATGGTGGACTAGGTAACAATGCAGATGAAATAAAGACTGCTACGTTATTATTTGATAATATAGTTATAAAACCATATCAATTAGAAATAATAGACGCTTTAGATGAAATACTAGCTATTAATAGTATATCATTAAAATTATATTTTAAAACAATACAACCATTAGAATTCGTTGATGTTGAAGGAATGAACAAAGAAACAACAGAAGAAGAAACTGGTGTTAAAATGTGTTCACATAATTTAGCAAGTGATTCTATTGCAGATGCTTTAATTGATAAAGGTGAAGAATTAGACGATGAATGGTTTTTGATTGATGAAACAGAAGTTGATTACGATACAGAAGAAGAATTAGATTCAGAAATAAACACTCTAAATAACAAAAAGAAAAGTACACTATCTAAAATGTGGAAATTTATAACTTCTACAGGTACTGCAAGACCAAACATCAAAGATAAAGAACAAGATAAAGTTATCGATGGTGTTCAGTTTATTACAAGATATGTTTATAGTGGTGATCTAAATGGCGAAAGAGAATTTTGCAATAAAATGATTCGTGCTAAAAAAGTATATCGTAAAGAAGATATTATAGCTATGGAAACACAAGTTGTAAATTCAGGTTTTGGTCCTAAAGGTTCAAACACCTATTCTATATGGCTTTACAAAGGCGGACCAAGATGCAACCATAAATGGTTACGTAGAACATATGCAAGTTTTGAAACTAAAATAGATCCTACGAATCCTAATGCAGAACCTTTATCTATTGCTACAGCTGAAAGATACGGATATAGAATAAGAAATGACAAAGAAGTTTCTATGAAGCCAAGTGATATGCCTACGAAAGGTTACACACAAGAGTATTGGGATAAAATGGGATATACAAATTAATAAGAAATGGCAAAAGCATTATTTATAACAACAAACGATTTAGTTAAATATACTATTATAAATGGTAATGTAGACCCTGATAGTTATACACAATATATTTTTCAAGCTCAACAAGTACACATACAAAACTATTTAGGAACTAAATTATACAATAAAATAAACGATGGTATTGTAGCAGGTAATTTAGCTGCACCATATACAACGCTTTTAAGCGACTATATTAAAATGATGGTAGTACATTGGACTATGGTAGAGTTTTTACCTTATGCGTCTATTAAAATAAGCGAGAAAGGTGTGTTTAAACATAATTCTGAAAATAGCACTGCAGTTGATAAAACAGAAATAGATTTTTTAATTGAAAAAGCACGTGATACAGCACAAAGCTATACAAATCGTTTTATTGATTATATGAGTTTTAACCAAGTTTCTTTTCCTGAATACAATACGAATTCAAATGCTGATGTATTTCCTGACAAAGATAGTGCGTTTACAGGATGGGTTTTATAATTATGAAACAAAAAGAAACATATAAACCAAAAGAAACTAATGTTAAAAAATTAGAAATCTTTTTAAATAAACTACAAAAAAATAATAAGATATGAGTTTAAATTTCTCACATATAAAAGGCGATACATTTGAAGCTGTTAATTTTGCAGTAATTAAAAATGCAGTTGTTTTAAATTTAACAGGTGCTGTTATTAAAATGCAATTAAAAAAAGAATGTAACGGCGTTCCTATTTTATCTTTTACTACAGTTGCTTCTGCAGGTTTAACTATTACAAATGCTGCCGGTGGTTTATTTAAAATAAACAAACAAATAATTAATATGCCTGAATATAATTATGTATATGATATTGAAATAACTTTTTCTGATGGAACTGTTAAAACTTGGGTTGAGGGTAATTTTGTAATTAAATGTGATATAACAAGATAAAATGGCAAACGATATAATTGATATTAATGTTTTTGAAACTATAGAAACAGTTGCAATAACAGTACAACCTAATTTAACAACTATTAATGTAAATTCTGTAACTACTGGTGCAAATTTAGACTATACAGCAAGTCCAACAAATGGAATTGTTTCTAGTGATACAGGTACGGATGCTACAATACCTTTAGCAGATTCTACAAATGCAGGTTTAATAAGTCCATCTGAAAAGACTAAATTAGCTGGAATAGCAACAGGAGCAGAAGTAAACGTAAATGCTGATTGGAATTCAACATCAGGCGATTCACAAATACTTAATAAACCAAGCATTCCTTCAATAGCTGGATTGGCTACTACAACTTATGTAGATACACAAGATGCTTTAAAAGTTGATAAAAATACTTCTATTACAGGTGAAACTAAAACTAAAATTACATACGATTCAAAAGGTTTAGTTACTTCAGGTGCTGATTCTACTACTGCTGATATTGCAGATAGTTTAAATAAGCGATACCAAACAGACAATCAACAAAGTTTCAACGATGCTACGAGTTCAATTCAAACTCAAATAAATTCAAAACAAAATACATTAACAAATCCAATTACAGGAACGGGAACAACTAATTATGTTTCTAAATTTAACGGTACTTCTAGTTTAACAAATAGTAATATACAAGATTCAGGAACTTTAATTACATTAAATTCTAATACTAATATTATTGGATATGCAGATTTAGATAATGGAACTGATTTAGTAAGAATTAGCAGAACTGCTGGAGCATTGGGTAGATTAGTATTTAGTAGACCTGGTTCTACAGGTATACAATCAATAAGCATAGGGGGAGCAAATTCTGAATTAAGTATTGGAACAGACGACACAAAACAAATTAAAGCATCTGGAGCTAGTGTTCTTGAATTATCCAATATAGCTGCTGGAGCATCAACCTATATTTCAGCCGTTTCAAGTACTGGTAAAATAGCCTTTAGAGGTGCCTCTAATATATTTGGATTAAACTTTTTTAGTAACACTAGAAACATACTTTTACAAGACGGAGGAACATTTACAGACGCGGGTTATAGATTAGATGTTGCAGGGCTTACTCGTTTTCAAGGAACTACTGCAAGTGATACAGCACCATTAGGAGCAGAATTAGCAGCTGTAACAGGAACAGGTGCGAATTGGACTTTAGTAGGAACAAACTTAAACGTTGGTGGATACACTCATATAGTAGGTGCAACAACTCCTTTAACAACAACATTAGCAGCGGTTATTGGAACATATTATCAAATAGATTATATCATTACAGATAGAACAGCAGGTCAAATGAATATTGCTTATGGAGGTTATGGTATATCTATATCTGCAACAGGAACAACAGGACCATTAGCAACAACAACAGGTGTTTTAATCATAACTCCATCAGCAGACTTTGATGGAAATGTAGTGTTAAGTATTAAAACAATTAGTAACTCTTCTGCATCAAGTACATTTGCTAATAGTAGCGGAGTATCAAATATAGAAGTTAGAGCAAATAGTAGTAATCTAAATGCATTTATTGGATTAAATGCAGGAAGGAAAAATACAACAGGAGTAAATAATACGGCTGTTGGTACAAGTGCACAAGCAAGCACTACAACAGGGGGAAATAACTCGGGGGTTGGTACAAATTCATTACAACAAAACACAACAGGAAATAACAACTCATCTTTTGGAGCTGCTTCTCTACAACAAAACACAGTAGGAAGTAACAACTCATCTTTTGGAGTTTCTTCTCTTACAGCAAATACAGCAGGAGGCAGCAATTCTGCGTTTGGATATCAAGCACTAAATTCTATCACAAGCTCAAATAATAATATTGCCTTTGGTTTTCAAGCGGGTCGTTCTATATCAGACAAAGTAACATTAGCAACTAGTATAACTAATAGTGTATTATTAGGTTATAGAACATCGCCATTAGCAAATGCTCAAACTAATCAAATAGTAATTGGATACGATGCAACAGGCTTAGGTTCAAATACAACTGTATTAGGAAACTCATCTACAGTAACAGCAGCTATTTATGGAAATTTATTATTAGGTACAACAGCAGACTCAGGTTTTAAACTTGATGTTAGTGGAACATTCAGACAAGCAGGAACAACTTCGGCAGCAAGCGCTATAGCAAGAGGAAGTTTTATATCCCCTACACTTGTAGCAAGTGCTAATAACGACGTTTTAGTTGGATTAGATATTCAACCGACGTTTACTAGTAGTGGGTTTACAGGGGTAACTAATTTGGCATTGAGATTCTCGGGAACAGGGCAAAATGTAGTAAATTCATTAGGAGATTTAATTTTTCAACGAGCAGGATTAAGCGGATTACAAATTCTTTCAACAAATACTTATTTACGTTCTGCTACTACAAGCGGATTTGTTAATTTTGGTATATCAAGTACAGAATATGCAAGATTACATACCACAGGAAACTTTACCCTACAAAACGGTGGAACATTCACAGACGCTGGTTATAGATTAGACGTTAACGGAACAGCAAGAGTTCAAGGTGTACTAACTCTTGGATCAACAATAACTAACGGAACTTACACATATACATTACCAAGTGCTACAGGAACACTAGCTTTAACAAGTCAAATACCTACTGTTTCAGGTACTACAAATTATGTTTCTAAGTTTACAGGAACTACTACACTTGGCAATAGTCAGATATTTGACAATGGAACTAATGTTGGTATTAATAATGCAACACCTTCTTCTCAATTTGTTTTAGATGTATTTTCAAGAGATAATGCTTATAATACAAGATTTTACCAACCGTCTATATCTACATCAGCCTATGTTAGTTTACTTGTAAGCGGGGCAATGACAGGAGCTGTAGGTTATTTTGGAGCAGGAGGTAGTACAGCGGGCAATGTTTCTTTCAGAGATAATGTAGTGATAGGTTCCCTAAGTGCACACCCTTTAGTATTTAACACAAGCGATGTTGAACGTATGCGTATTACTTCATCGGGTAATTTATTACTTGGACAAACATCTGATTTTGGTTATTTATTACAAGTAAATGGAACATCTTACTTCCAAGGAACGGCTTTATTTAATAATACTGTAACAGCT